GATCAGCGGCCATTCGACACGTGTCGGCAGCGCCCAGGACATGCTGCGCTACAAGGAAACTCTGCCCGCCATCATGGCGTCCGGCCGATGGAAATCCTCGGAGATGGTTGGCCGCTATGTCGCGAAGGTCGGCGCGCGTGAGAGTGCCGCAAAACGGATCGCGGATCAGCGCCCTCCGTTCTGAATATCGTTACTCACATGCCAGACCGGGCGATAGCAGCGCCCGCTATCTGACAGCGTAACCACCAAATCCGGAAGTAGAGATGGCAAACGGCGTCAAGACAGGCGGGCGGCGAAAGGGTACGCCCAACAAGCCAAAAGTAGATACGGATGACACTACGCCTGTAGAGGCGGGCGTAGCCACAGCGGCGGCGGCGGCGGCGCCGCCCGGCGGAATACTTCCCGTTATGCGCGTGCGCGCACGCGAGGCGGCCGGCTCAGCCTTCCCGAAATACCGCGTGGCGCGCGTTGACAGCCTGATACCGGATGAGCGCAACCCCCGCATCCACACCCGCGAAGCCGTCGATGCGCTGGCCCGCCAGATCGAGGTGAACGGCTGGACCAACCCCATCCTGGTTGCCGGGAGGAAGAACAACATCCTCGCGGGCCACCGCCGCCGGCTGGCGGCGATCCAGCGCAAGATGGAGTTCGTGCCGGTCATCGATCTTGGCCACCTGAACGCGAAGCAGCGGCGCGCCTACATCATTTGGGACAACAAATCGACGATCGATGGCGACTGGGACGAGGAGCTGCTGGCTCTGGAACTGGGCGAACTGCGCGACGAGGGCTTCGACCTCAGTCTGACGGGTTTCGATGCCGGCGAACTGTCGGCGCTATTCGATGATCCGGAGCCGCCGCCGCCCAGGCCGGTGCGGCATACCGAGAAGACCGTCGAGTGCCCGGCGTGTCACCACGCCTTCGCGCCGTGACGGAGATCCGATGACCTTCGACCTCGCCGCGTTCTCCATGAGTCTGGAAAATCTGCAAGCCATCCTGGCGAGAGCCAAGGCCGCCGGAGATACCCGCGCCGTCGAGGGCATCACCGCCGATCTGGTGCTGCTGGTGATGGACGGGCAGATGCGGCTCGCCGACGCGTTCGCGACCGCGATGGTGGACCATGAGCGGCGCCTGATCGCGATCGAGGCCGAACTTCAGGGAACAGTGGAATGATACCCATCCTCGTGCAGCTAATCATCCTGCTGCTGGTCCTGTCTGTGGCGTACTGGATCGTCACGATACTGCCTCTGCCCCCGCCGTTCCCGCGGATTATACAGGTGGTGCTCGGCTTGATCCTGCTCATCTGGCTGCTCGATCTGCTGCTCGGCTTCAGCGGTTCCGGCGGCCTCTGGTATCGGCGCGGCCCCCCGTAATGGCTCTGTTCGGCAACACCACCAAACTGCTCAACCAGATCATTGCCACTCTGGCAACGATGCAAACGGAGATACTCAAAATGTCCTCAACCGTCTCGACTTTCGACTCCGATATCGCAGAACTCCAGGCCGACGTAACCGCGCTCACCACGACGGTCAGCAGTGCCACGGCGCTGATCGACGGGTTTGCCGCACAGCTCGCCACCGCCACGGCCGCCGCAGGCACGGCAGGCGCAACGCCGGCCGAACTGTCAGAACTCACCGCACTGCACACCGCCATTACAGCCCAGTCCGCCGCCCTGGCGGCTGCCGTGACGGCTAACACACCGGCCGCGACACCGGCACCGGCACCGGCACCGGCACCGCCCGCGGCGGCGTAAGGGCACCCATGCCGCTCGACGACACCCTCGCCAAGCCTCGTTCGCGGGCACGCTCGCCCAAGGCTGCCGCGAAGCCCGACCCCAACGCCGAAGTGCGCGCCGAACTGGATCGCGCTTATGCCGAGCTGCTGTCAAAAGCGAAAACCGCCAAGAGCCGGGAGGTGCTGGCATACTGGGCATCGTCCCGCGCTGATTCGCAAAGCGACGCATGGCGTGACGAGTCCAAAAAGGCGCTGGTCGCGAGCGGCGTGCTGCCTGACTACGCCGCGAACCCGCTGCCGGTCGGCACAGTGGCGACGATCTATTCGGACCCGCTGGTCATGTTGAGCGTGAAGGTCACGCAGCAGGCGGCTCGTTTGAACGTCGATGCGTGTTTCGCCGATCTCGCTGCGGCCGGTGTGAAGGTGGGGCTGCTGCGGCGGCTGCGGAAGCGGCACACGACGGAGTTCGGCGGTGCACACATCATCACGGCGCTGCTCGTGAAACCTTAATCGGAGATTGTAATGGCAAAAGCTCCCGCAATGGCGCTCGCAACTCCCCCGCCTGGCGGCGGCCCGGCTGGTGGCATGGGCGCTGACCCGACGATGGGCGGCGATCCCTCGGCCGGAGGCGATGCCGGAGACGACAGCGGCGGCGGCGGCGATGTTATCGTCACGATCTGTTCGAACGGCGACGGCTCTTACACCGTCTACCCGGGCGACGAGCCCTCGGGCGGCGGCGACAACGACGACACGAGCGAGGACGATGCCGATGCGATGGGTCCGGCAGGCGGTGCTCCGGCACCTGGTGGCGGCGCTGGTGGTCCTCCAAGTGGCGGAGGCGGAGCGTCGCAGGGCGTCCCGGCTGACTCGATCGGGGCCGCGTTGAAGGCTGCGCTCGACATTCTGAACGCCGACAAGAGTTCCGAAGGCGCGCCCGGAAACGCGGACGATCAGTTCCAGGCGGGCTTTGGCGCGGACAAGAATCCGACGCCCGCCAGCGGTCCGTCGCAGAAGTACTGATCGTGGCTGTTCCCGCGCCGCGCATCGGCAAGTTCGCCGGGCAGTCGGCCGGTCCCGTGCGCAAGCCGTCCGGCAAGCCCGCTCGCAAGCCGCGCAATGTGCTGAAGCCAAAGGTTCCGGCCCTGCCGCCGGGGCTGATCAACCGCTAGGTCACGATGCCCGCCCGGAAGACGCCTGTCCCAAAGCCGCCGGCACACAAAGCGAAAGCGGCGAAGCCGGCAAAGCGTATGAGTCCGCCCAAGGCTGTAGCTGCCCCGCCTCCGGTCGCAATCGCGCCACCCGTCACCCCCGGCAAGCGCGGCCAACCGCCATACGTGCCTACCGACAAGGAGCGCCTGACCGTCAAGGTCATGGTGGCGGGCGGCATCGAGCAGGCAGGGATTGCCAGCGTCATTGGCGTCACACAGGAACGGCCACGCGGCATCGATCAGAAAACGCTGCGCAAGCATTTCCGGCATGAACTCGAAGCCGGAGAGCCGGAGATGTACGGGCGGGTCGTGGCTGCGCTGTTCAGCATGGCGACGACGGGAAAGAACTTCAACGCCGCCAAATGGATCACGCAGGCGCGGATGGGCTGGTCCGAACGCATCGTCGTTGACGACGGCAAGCCTGCCGATACGCCGATGCGCGTCGTCGTGGAGTTTGTCGGCGAGGCTGCCGCGCCGCAGGCTGAACAGTCGGCACCTCGGTCCGGCTCGCGCTTACCGGACGACATACGCAAGACCGTGAAACTCGTAGGTTGAGGAGAAACGCAATGACAACAAATCTGGAAGCCGCCGTCGCCGTTCTCAAAGCCCACCGCGACGCGCGCGGCTGGTCCGACGCCGCTGTTGCCACCGATCTGCTCGCCCAGCTCGGACTTGACGCGACCGGCAACGCCAAGCACGCCAAACCCGTGGTCGATCCGAACCAGATCACCGAGGCCGAGGTCGTGGCGCATGAGACTGCGGCGCAGCAGGCCGCCGACAAGGCCAAGCACGCCCGCGCACAACTGACCGCGCAGTCCGGTGCGGAGCCGACAACCGCCTCGCTGCCGCGGTCAACCGATCCGCTCGATCTCGCGCCGGGCACGTTTGACGCCAATGCTCCGCGCGTCCCGGCTCCAACTCCGGCGGCAGCCAAGCACGAAGACGTCGGCAAGCACGACGACCCGCCGAAGTCGAGCGGCAAGCACCCGTGAACGCGCTCGAGCGCATCACCGACCTGCTCAAGCAGGCGCGCGTCGCCGGCGGCTGGATCGATGAGATTGTCGCAGCCGCGGTACTGTCGGAACTCGGCCTGGACGAGAACGGCAACGCGGTCAGTCCCGATCCGCAGCCGGAGCGTTCCTCGGACGGCGCGCTGGATGAGGACGCGGGACTGGGATGAGTGCATCGCTCAAACGCCGGCCGGATGCCGCCAAGCCAGCGGAGAAGCTCGTTCATCTCCAACTGCCGCGCAAACTGGGGTTCCTGCTCCAATGCCACCCTTACAAGGTGGCCTGGGGCGGCCGGGGGTCGCTGAAGTCCTGGTCCTTTGCGCGCGCGCTGCTGACCCTCGGCGTGCATCAGCCGTTGCGCATCCTGTGCGCCCGTGAGGTTCAGAAGTCGCTTTCGCAATCCGTGCATCAACTCCTGAAGGATCAGATCGCAGCACTCGACTACGGCGATCTTTATGACGTGACGGAGAACGCGATCCGTGGCACGCGTCAGGACACGCTGTTCCGGTTTACCGGCCTCTCTGATCAGACCGCTGAATCCTTGAAGTCATACGAGGGATTCGACGTGCTTTGGTGCGAGGAGGCGCAGGCCATCAGCCGGCGCAGTTTCCAAATTGCTCTCCCGACCATCTTCCGCACCGCCGGCGCCGAGGTATGGATTTCGTTCAACCCGAACATGGACACCGACGAGGTATGGGAGCGGTTCGTGGTCAACACGCCGCCGGGTGCCATGGTCGTCGAGATGAACTGGCGCGACGCCGTTTCGTGCGGCTGGTGGACAGAGGAGATGGAAAGGCTCCGCCAATGGGATCTCGTTCACAGCAAGGAGGATTACGCCAACATCTGGGACGGCCGCCCGCGTGTGGTGGTCCAGGGGGCGATCTACGCCACTGAGGTGGTGGAGATGATCACCGAGGGACGCTACCGGCCAGTGCCGTATGATCCCCGCTTCCCCGTGCACCGGATTTGGGATCTGGGCTG